ATCGTTCACACGTTTTTCAATGTCGTACGTCAATTGCTTGGCGTCACGCAAATTCTGTTCGATTGAGTCGAGCAGTTTTTCCTGCGTCTCAATCTTGTCGCTGGTCTGCTGCATCTGCTGGGCGTATGCGCCTAAGTCTAACGATGCGATCTCTTCAACCTTTTGGTACATAACGAAGCCGCCGTAAAGAGCACCAACAACACTGGAAACAAGACCGAGAGCAAGACCAAGCTGAGTAGGTGTAAACCGCAGCCCACCCACGCTGAGACGTTTGTCAGCCAAGCCTTCAATGTCGTCAAGTTTTTCCCCAAGGTCTGCCATGTCTATGTTTTGCGGACTACCTAAAATGTTTCAATGAGCGTACTGTTAACTCAGCGGTGTGGTGTTGCATTAGTTTACTTCCCGTAAAACAAATCTTCTTATTGGCATGCTCGCACCACATCGCTAATTCTCAAACCCCGCGTTTTTCTGCAATCTACGTAAGTTATCCAGCTCTTGCTGAAGCTTCTGCACTTCTAACCTTCTACGCTGTAATTCTAGCTGATACAAGGTGTTACAGTTAATTCTTTCTTTGGGCGCATCTAGCGGAATTACAATCCGTGCGTACAACCCTAGGTCTTTAGTCTGCGGATTTGTTGGGTCTTCGTTCTCAAACGGGCTAACGGCGTTGTTAACTATTCCGGTAACACCCAATTCAAAGTTTGTAGCGCCGCCAATGCTATTGCTGCAATCAAGGTCCCCAGCTCGAATCGAGTCAGTTCCATAGGTACCACCTGCGTTGGGGAGTTGAAGGTTAAGAGAGCTGCTGTCAGCCAAAACTTTGGCGGAGCCGATAACAATCAGCAGGTACCACCCAGCGACGATTAACGTATTTTTGAGCATATCTTCGACGAAATCATTGGCTTGTTATTGGAGTTTTCCCGTAGCCTAGTCTCAGAACAGATGTACCTAGCTACAGGCACGTCAATTGCGTTGATATACACATCAAACTTGATCTTAGATAAGTGGTCCATACGGACCATTTTGTACTGTGAAACGAACTGAACGGGCTTCCAGTCTTCAGTAAAAACCCCAATCTCGTACCAATTTACATCAGAGCGTTTGTTAAACAGCTCCATCTTAGCTTTGAATATGCCTTGCACGTGTGACGCCTCCCATTTTGGGTACGTCGGCGTCATATCGTGAGCTGTGGCAGATTGCCACAAACAAAGCAAAAAGATTACTGAGCGATACATTCAGCCTGCACCACTGCTCGGTAAGTGCCGCCGGGAAACGCCTTGTCACCACCATTAGTCGCAGTTGAGCTAATCTTGAACCAAGTGCTACCGGTAGCTGTAAGGTCGTACTCACGTGTCTCGTCGTAGGTCACAGAGTCTGTCTGATAGTCAGCCATCGCCACGTCGCCAACAGCTTGCACGTCAACAGAACCCGTGAAGGTCACGGTGTCGTTGGATGATGGCGCCGCTGAAAAAGACGTTGGGTATGTAATCTGCGCTTTATACGCATCAGCTAAAGTCACGTCGTAACGAACAACTGGAAGCACACCACCATCTGCTGGTGCTGTTGAGAGCGTATACGCATTAGGGTTACCGTAGGTGCCCGGAACGTCTGTCTGAATAATGCAGCGCGATTGCACTGTGCCTGTGATTGGCACGTCAACAGCATGCGCTGCACCAGAAAGTAGACACAATGTAGCTACAATTTTGACACTATTCATCGATATTGCTCCTCGATCATCTCAGTGTGTAACTTTTGCTGCCCCAAACTGCGAAGCGCGCGTCGATTATCCGGTATGTTTTTGTCTTTTAAAACAACAGTTTCGCGGTACGCGCCACCCGGAATATTGGCAGCGTAGTACGTGTTTAGGTTGGTTGCAACGTTCATCGCTTGCACCAGCGCGTTTTGGGTCGTACCAACCCCGATTGTTAGCGCGTTTTCAGAAGCCGCAAGTGCCTTTTCAAGGCGTCCATCGTCCTCTTCTTCTGTGTCTTTTTGATTAACTTCATCGTCGTCTTCGTACAGCTCGCGGTCTGTGGGTTCTAGCGATGCTGTGACGTAACCGTCACTAAGGGCGTCGTAAGTAGAAACGGTACCAAAGTCGTAGGCTTCTTGGGATGGCTGCAACCGCTCAGGGTCAATACGATAGGTATATACAACAGTAGGGTCTTGAACTTCACCTATACCCACCTGTTCAATTGATCCAGTACCCCAGTTTCCCAGCGGACTATATGGCACCGGTACGAATTTGTTGATAGTCGCACCACTTTTCCCTGACCAATCATCAGTTTCCCTGAATATATATCCACTTCCATTGGCATTTTCGTTCTGGATACTGACGGTATAGGGGTCGGCTCGTTCTTTGACTGCGGTGTACTGGTAGATGACGCCGTTGATGTCGATTCCCGGTATTGAGTCCACAGGAAAAAGAGGGTCAGACATCCCCCAAGAACTACCCCCACTAGCAGCGTTATTAGTGTATCCAAACTCATAATCAGAAGAATAACAAGCTGCCGAATACGCCACCGATAATGCCAAGAGCTTGGTTGCGCTTGTCCTCAGCAGTAGGTTCATCGTCTTCTCCTTCTACTGGAGTTTTGTCAGTGTGCGTTTCCCACGCCGCTTTTGCTGCATCTCCAATTAGACCGTCGTATGGGCAGGGTGTGCCCGCATTCATCATGGCGTCAAACACCTTCTTGTCTTGGCACATCACCGAGACAGCGGCTACCTTCATACCCATGTCGTAAAGCGTTTTGGCGTTCTTCAGACGGATACAATTTTCTTCGGTAAAGGTTGAACCGATTGAAATGCCGAGGATTTGGGTTTGGACGGCGCCTGTAGCTCCGATTGTGCAAAGATCGCTGTTATTTCCTGCACTGAATTGGGGTGCAATTGCTGAAGGTGGTGGAGACTTAACTGTTGTCGTTTGCGAGCCATTGGTTGTCACCGTGGATGTGGATTCCGTGACGATTGGGTCTGCCGCGTGGGCGGGGGCGGGGAACAAAAAGCTAAGTAGCACAGCAATTAAGCCGCCGAACAGAAGTGATACGAATAAAAAGTACAGGCGGGCGGCGGGGGTCATAGCTACTTCTCAGCTAGCATCTTTAGCAGCAGCAGAATAATTGTGCCGCTGGTACCGATCATAATTGCCTCAAGGCGCTTGATGCGGGTGAATACTTCGCGGAATTGGGTATCAACTTCTTTCTGTAGCACAGCTAGGTCCCTGTCTAAATCGTGAATGTCTTTAGATGCCATCGTCTTACCACTTAACTTTGTCAGCCCAGTATGCAGCTGACATTTTGCCCTTGGCAATGTTCTTGCGATGGCGCGCTTTGAACGACTTGCGCTTGGCTTTCATGCGAGCTGATTCACCTGCTTTAGGCTTGCCAGCGGTGCTAGCACCTTTCTCGCCAAACGGAATGATCTTCTCTTTGCCGCCTTCGCACGCTTTAACTACGTGAGACTTGCCTTTGTGAGATGAAGTGCGACGTGGTTTGTTGCACGGCATTGAAGCCTTATCAACTCGGCCGCCTTTAGCGTAGTAGCGACGCATGGTTATACACCTGACTCAATCAACACCCAACCCTGAGTGTTGTCAGCTTGATAGGTATCTTCGTCCCACATATAGTACGAACCTGCATCTATCTGCTCTTGAGTTAACTCAGGCATAGCAATCGGTGCTTCCCACCAACAGGTTTCTTCAACCAGATTCCAAGAAGCGAATGGACGTGGTGGAATGAACGCATCACGATCTGAGTCATACTTGAAGCCAATACCTGCAAAGTTTTTACGCAGTGCTGTACCACCATCAGGTTGACCATCCTGACCATAATGAACACCACCACGAGTGTTGTATGAGGTTTGCACCCATGAATCAGCATCAGCCAAACCATCGATGAAGTCTTGTTCGGCAACGATTACTTGAGTAACGATGCCTTGTGCGTTAACGCGAGCAAAATGTGCCATGTTTATTTGTCCTTAGAACGTAATTGAACCAGAAGATGTGAACGTGTAGATATTATAACTACCATCTGTAGTTACTGAAGGTGAGCCTGTCGTTGAAGCTGCGGTAGAGAGAGTGCGAAGGATGACTACACCAGAGCCGCCTGCGCCTGAAACATTATTTGCGCCACCACCGCCGCCGCCCGAGCCTGTATTAGTTGAACCGGCTGAACCGGCTGCACCAACGCCACCGCCATTGCCGCCACCACCTGCGCCACCTGCTCCTGCAACGCCTGAACCTGAGTAGCGGATACCACCGCCACCGCCACCTGCACGAGTAACAGATGAACCAGTAATTGAAGAAGCTTCGCCATCACCACCTGCGCCACCGCTTCCATTAGGGTAGCTTCCAGTCGGGTCATGGCCTGCTTCTGAGGCACCGCCACCGCCTGCGCCGGCACCATTAGCGCCTACTAAACCAGAGCCGCCATCATAACCTTCTACTGGTGTATAACCGCCTATGTTACCTGAGCCGCCATCTGCGCTAGATTGCTCGGAACCACCGCCACCTGAGCCGCCGTCTTTACCATACTTATTACTATTCCAACCACCGCCACCGCCACCGGACGAGCTAATAGTTGCAAAGGTAGAAGTATTGCCGTTATTGCCACGGTCTGATTGTATTGATGCGCCACCGGCACCAATAGTAACTGTGTATGCAGTAGACTTGGTTAATTCAAGTGTAGATGTGCGATAACCACCGGCTCCACCACCGCCGCCACCATCGTATACTGATGATGTACCACCACCACCGCCAGAAGCACCACCGGCGATAACGAGATACTCAACAACAGGTGGCAACTCAGGCCAGTTATCGCCCATCTCAGCATCACGGTTTTCTTTCAGTGACCAAACACCGTAAGCAGAACTTGTACTTGGAAATTGTGCCATGTGTGTTCCTTATGAAGTGTAAGAGCCTGATGAATTAAACACTAAGATTGTATCTGAACCGTCAGTAGAAACAGAAGGTGAACCAGTAGTTGTGCCTGAATAGTTTGCAGTTGGGATTCTTAGGATTACAACGCCTGAACCACCAGTACCACCGAATTCACCATTATAGCCACCTGAGCCACCGCCACCGCCGCCAGTGTTTGCAGAGCCATTTCCACCATTGCCGTATTCGAGTGCGCCGTTACCGCCGCCGCCTGCGCCGCCATAGCCTATTGTTTCGCTTCCGCCTGAAATAGCAGCAGAACCACCGCCGCCACCTCGGGTTACTGCCGAGCCTGTGATGCTTGATGAAAGACCGTCACCACCATCACCATTATCTCCTGCGCCTGAAATACCGCCATTGTCGCCTAACTCACCTGCGCCACCACCGCCGCCGCCGGTTGCAGTCCAGCCCCCACTAAAAACATTTGACGTACCACCGGCATATCCCTCACCAGTTGTTCCAGATGCTCTTGTTGAAATGGTGCCGCCACACTGATGACCACCACCTGAACCACCTGTTTGACCAAAACCGCCAGTTGGTGACAAACCACCACCAAGACCACCGCCTGATGTAGTAACAGTTGTAATGCCTGAACCAGTAATGCTTGAGGTATTGCCGTTTGAACCGGTAGTTGACGGCTTACCGCTACCTGAACCACCTGCACCGACAGTAACGGTTAATGTTGTTCCTGCAAGTAAAGATATTGGTGTTTCAGTTGACGCTCCACCACCAGAAGTTTCTGAGGCATAGCTATTTCTGTAGCCACCTGCACCTGCGCCGCCGCCGAAGTCACCACCGCCACCACCGCCACCGGCAATAACGAGGTACGAAATGGGATAAGGCATTTCAGGCCAGTTATCACCTGCCTCTGCATTGTAGTTGTCGTCTAAAGACCAAACGCCAGATGCTTCTGTTGAACTTGGATTGTCCGCCATCGTTTAACCCTTAAAAATTCTGATACTGATAACGAATGATTACAATGCCTGAGCCGCCGTTACCTGAGTAACTGCTTTGTGCGTAACCACCGCCACCGCCACCGCCAGTATTAGCAAAACCTGCATGAATACCAGTTGAAGTTGAAGCTCCCTGAGTTGACGATGAGCCACCGCCGCCAGATGGTCTGCCAATTGCACTTGCACCAGCTCCAGAACCACCACCCGCAAAGTAACCATTTGGAGTTGGAGTTGTTGTTGCAGTAGATTGAGCAGCTGCACCCCATGAGGTAAAGGATGGGTAATAAGCACCTGCGCCACCAAGCTTAGATACGTTGCCACCGCCACCAACGCCTGTTCCACCTGCGCCGCCACCGCCGCCACCGGAATACGATCCGCCGCCACCGCCAGAATTGCTTTGCGGAGTACCAGAGGATCCACCTGTAAGTCCGCTGTTTTTGTTACCTGCACCTGCCGTAACTCCAAAAGCAGTAGAAGCGGTGCCGTTGTTACCCGGGTTGTTTTGTGGTGCAACACCTGCTGCGCCACCGCCGATAGTTATCGAGTAATCAGTTACAGAGGTTGTAAAACTTGCGCTGTGTTGTATACCACCACCGCCGCCGCCACCGCCATTGTATAGACCACCTATACCGTATGAACCAGTACCGCCTGAACCACCGCCACCAACAACGATGTATTCAATCGTACTGCCTTGATTGCCTAAATCGGAAACAGTTAATGTTCCTGATGAAGTGAAAGCGTGATACTTGTAATCACCAGATGTCGTTATAGTGCCGCCAGTAGCCGTAATACCAACAGGCAACTCAGGCCATTTATCACCCTTTTGAGCACGTTTTTGCTGCTTTAGCGTCCAGATTCCAGACGCACCATCAGTGTCCGGAAATGTTGCCATTAGCTAATCTCTTCGTATGAACAAACAGCCTCAAGGTCAGATGTTGCGTTTGCTGTTAAACGCAGTGAATCGCCTTCCTCAAGGTAGATTGCTTTACTTAAAACGTCCAAAGTAGCGTCAGCAGGGACCACGATGGTCTTGCCGATGTGGTACGCAGTTGATGAGCGATACAGGTCAACGTTGATTTCAGCGTTGTCAGTGCCGTCTACGTTTGAGATGTACAAAGCGTTAACCTTGTATACTTTACCGCTTGCTGCTGAGTTAGTGACGATAGCTGACGCTGATGTACCTACGGCTTGAACCGCGGTCTTACCAGTGATCGTAGTTACGCCTACAATGTTTGGTGCTGCCATAATATTCTCCTGTTAGCCGCCAAATACGATTGACATCGCGATGGCTTTACCTGTTGTAGCAGCACCGTTTAAGTCTGCTGCTGTAGCCGTCACTTTAGTGCCGTCGATAGCCCACTCACTAGCAAGTAAATCTACGACCACATCTTCCAATAAGTCAACAACCGCAGCGCCTGAGCCTGCGCCGTCGCAATAAACAATTTTCTTACCGCCAGCAACAATACTTACGTTTGCGCCTGAACCTTGCGAAATCGCTACGTCTTCGTCTGAGTTATTGACGATCCAGTAGACCTTCTGCATGTCGTTAGGTGAAACTGTAACGGTACAAGTGCCGCCGGGTGAGCCGGTAAATACAACAACCGCATGTCGACCGTTAGATAGCGCGCCGTCTGAAGTAGTCAGAGTGTAAGTGGTAGCACTTAGTGCGATAGAAATCACACCGGTAGCCAGCTCTTCTGCGATCTGCCAGTTTAAATTTGTGGTTTGACCCCAAGTACCGGACTGTTCGCCGTCCGCGATGAGTTCAATGCCAGTATTTGAGTATGTACTTGCCATTTTAAAGCTCCAAAATTAAGCCGCTATGTCCGACCATGATGTTGGTGGTACACCGCTGCCTGCGCCAGCTTCAGTCCACGAAGTAGGCGGTACACTTCCGCCAGTGCCTGATTCAGCCCATGCTGTAGCTGGAACACTTGATGCTAGTGTACCCCAAATTATTAAACTTGTTACATTTCCTGTCGCCTGAACGCCACTTAACCGGACGATGACATTGCTTGTGTCTACAGTCTCATCACCAAGAGCCGTGGTACCGGCAACACCGGTTACAGAAACGTTAGCGTCAGAGGTTGTAGTTTCAGCCCCGAGAGACGCCGTGCTGCTTACGCCAGTGACGGATAAAACTTGATCGGTGGATGGCGATTCATCGCCAAGAGACGCGGTTGCGGAGACACCAGTAACAGAAAGAATTTGATCCGTGAATACAGACTCGGCGCCTAGAGCTGTAGTTCCAGCAACGCCCGTAGGCTCGACAACTGCTTTAGCTACAACTGTTTCATCGCCCAGCCCTGTTGTAGCCTCAAGCCCAGTAGCTTCTATAGTTACAGTCTGCGATATGTAAACGCCGTCATTATTTAAAACTACTGTAGCCGATACACCAGTAAGAGCTACGTTAGCATCGGCTGTAACTGTTTCGGCACCTAAAGCCGTAGTACCGGCAATGCCAGTAACCGATAGAACTTGGTCGGTAGATACAGCCTCATCACCTAGAGCCGTAGTTCCGGCAACACCGGTAAGAGATACGTTGGCGTCAGCTACGATTGTTTCAGCGCCGAGAGCTGTGGTACCTGCAACGCCAGTTAAAGATAGAACCTGATCGGTTGAAACAGACTCGTCACCTAGAGCCGTAGTACCGGCGACACCGGTTACAGATAGAATCTGATCAGTAGAAACAGACTCATCACCTAGAGCGGCGGTGCCAGCAACGCCAGTGACAGTTACATTAGCGGTTGCGACAACTGTTTCATCGCCTAGAGCTGTAGTTCCAACAACACCGGTTAACGCTATAACCTGATCTGTGGAGGTAGTCTCGCTACCTAAAGAAGTTGTGGCTGCTACGCCGGTTAGCGATACCGCTACGCCTGTACCTTCAGATACAGAAACAGTTCCGACAGAAGTTGAAAGAGCCGCAGGGCCAATAGTCGAACCAAACGTGCCCTGACCCCAAGTGCCGCGGGCCCACGCGTCATAAGTGATAGTGACTGGAACAGCGCCCCAGCCAGCTTCACCCCACGCTAGCGTTCCCCAACCGGCAGCCACAGGTATTCTCTATTAAGCGATGCGGATGATCGCGTTAGAGGCGTCAGCTGTTGGGAACTGAATAGTGAAGTCACCGTTGGTAGAGGTCTTATCACCACCGAACGCCAATACAGCCACTGCTTTATCAGACTTGTCATCGTTGTAGATCAACGCGCCGTTAGCAGTAATAGTCGCTGAAGACCAAGTAACGTCAGCAAAGTCAGTATATGCAGTAGTGCTTGACGAGGTTGGAGTCACGTTAGTTAACGCTTCACCGCCTGTGGTGTAACCATTGCCGTTAGCAACTTCGTTAGACGCTGAATACGCAGTAGTAGTTGCGCCTAAAGTTGCTGAGCTGGTGTACAACGCAATCTTAAAAGCGTCGCCACTTGAGTTAGTAAAATCGTGTGTGCCGGTCAGAAGCTCCACTTTGAAGCTTGTGCACATTGCTTGAGTAATAGCCATTGTCAGAGTCTCCTGATCATTTCAGATAGCTTGGGTTGACCTGCTGCATCAAGTGCTGCGCAGACCGTGGTTCTGTCGCTTCGCGCTGCTTGCTTCAAATAGTGAATCAATACATGACGAATGCGATCTTGGAATGCACGGGCTTGCTCCCGCACTATCGGGTCAGCGTGGTCAGACACTGACACAATCTTTTCCAGAGCCTGCTCAGCAAGCTCTTCTGGGGTAAAACCACGATTGTTGGTGGTCTGTACCTTCACATCAAAAGCATTGGCGCTGCCTTCAACACTAAACATTAATCTTTACTCCGGCGGTAGAAGTCTAATCCTTCAGCACCCTGCGCAAATACGCCAAGACGCTGAACGTTACGTTGGAATGACTGCTCGTATTGACCAACCATATCCATTTCACCTTTCATAAAGGTGTAAGCCTCAACTAGTGAACCGTACAACAGGGCTTGTCCGGCGTTCTCACTCAGCCAAGTCTGAGTTGTACCAGTCGTTGAAGTCAACGAAGCGGGGCGGTACATGTATTCAATCTCAGCTGTGTAGCTTGTGTTTGGGGTTGGCGCAAGTATAAACGCTCCAACAGTGTAATCGCCGTAATACTTAGGCTCACCCTGCTCACTGGCATTGGGCCAATATTCTTCAATGAAGCTGCGATCTTTGTTAAGTAAAAACTTTCTGTCGCCGCTTGAGTCGATTATCGCCAACGAGTACGTAAACAGCCAGTCAGATGGCTTACCGAAAAGCTTACTTGTGGCAGTCATTGGGGTAGCTGCGCTTTTACGGAACACCTCAAGAGGAACTTCTTTCAGGATGCGCTCTTCAGCTGCCTCAATAAAATTAGGAATATTGGTAACGAACACAGCTTCGTCGTTATCCGTGTAGTCTTGGATAGCTTGAGTCAGTGTTGCGAGTGTGTATCCAGCCATTAGCCACGTCCATTAAGAAAATCAGTGTAAGCTTGCTGCTCAGCCGTAGTTAACGGCGTTTCAGTTACATCCGGTCGCGCATTACGCAGAGCTTCTGCATCAGCACGTACCTTTGGCGCTTCTAACTGTGGGTGTTTAGTCTCAAAACACTCGGGGCAAACACGAGAACCATTCCACTCTTCACGGATTTCTGTGTACTTAGCACGGAACCCGCATCGGTCGCAGATAGCTAGTGCGTGTTTACCAGAAGCAAACGCCACCTCTTACCACCCATAAGATCGGTTGTCAGGGCGAATCATCAGCGAGCCCCATTCAGAATCTTCGTTCGCTGCGCGAGCAAAGTCTTCTTCGTAAATCTGTTTAGCCATCTGAGCACGCTCTGGAGCCGCTTTCAGTGCTAAGTAATACGCCAAGCCTGAGACCATGCACGGGATGAATCGGCTTGGAACGTCAACGTCGTTGGTCAACGTATCTGCGTCTTGAATGCGCTGCACGCGATAGCTAACCAGAACGTCGGTTGAGCTATCAGGGACAGGCCAAAGCTTGATGCTAGGCGTTGAGCTACGCTCGAAATAAATTTGGGTCGGGCGACCAGTCTGAGTCTTGTTAGGGATATTCAGATAGTCTTCCCGGGTGATGCGGTCGATGGTGTAGTCGATCCCACTGCGACGGACCGCTACCTCCATCAAATCCACATCATAAGCGTTTAAAGCGTAAGTGTCGGTACCAGAGGTCAGGGTCAGGTTTACTTCGTTAACCGTCCACAGATTCACACCACGGTTCATCCAGTCTTGAAACATAACGTTCAGACTGCGACGTGCCTTACGCGCGTCATAACCCGTGCGCATTTCTGCACCGATTAACTCGTACGCCTCTTCAATTACATCTGAGACGTCGAGTTTAAAATCTCTGCTTCCTGACGTAGCCATTGCTTACCTCAGTACATCTTCGCTTTGCGAGTGCCTTTCTTAGCCATACCACAGCCGCGAACTTTGCCGCCAGACTTGTATGCCTTTTTGACTTTGCCGCCAGCCATCATTTTGCCTTCGCCGTCAGCTGCGTAGAATGGAACTTTTTTACCATCCTTTTCAACCATCTTCAAAGCGCCGCCTTCAGCGTAACCTTTAGCTAAACACTTACCAGCTTTTTTACATTTAGCTGGGCTTTTACATGCTTTACAAGTTTTCATTTTACCTTCCATCTGCTTAGGCAGATTAGCGCGGCTTATAGCCACTATTTAACACCTGAGAACTTAGTTCCACGAGTAGCAGAGCGACCGCCACGGCACATGCCGCCTTTAGCGTACTTTTTGACCTTGCCGCCAGACTTAAAGTTTTCTTTACCTTCAGCTTTACGCTTCTCGAAGCGTTGTTGCGATTGATCCATCATGTCATCTAAAGCTTGGCGAGCCGCACGGCGCGCTGCTGCGTCAGACATATCCGGATTGCCTTGTTTAATGTCGGCAATCATATCCGCTAAACTAGGAAAATCAGCCATTATGCGTACACCACTGTTGCCGAAGTTACGTTTGACAACGCGCCGTAGGCGCTAGTCTCGCAACGAATCGGAGATGCTGAAAGATCAATGTAGCCAACGTTAACCGCAGCTGGGGTAGCAAAAGTCGCTAAAGCCGTGCCGCCTGAGCCGCCGTCCTTAATGATGATGCTGCCTGCTGTAGCGCTGGATACAAAATGAATGCCCATGATCCGTGCTGGACCACCGAACACTGCGCCACCAGTAGAAGTCAACGTAGTGGCTTTGCCGTCAGAGCGCATGCCCATGTCGACCTCCTATTAGGTCAATGCTGTGGTAGTAACTTTAACCCAAGCAGAACCGTCGCTAACAACCAATGCAAATTCGTCATCGCCTGAGCCATTGTCGTTGATTACGTATAACTGACCTGTGCTTGAAGCTGCCGCAGGAAGGTCTGCTGTAGCAACAGAGGTTAGTGAGATAACACCAGTTACGTCGCCAGTAATGTCGCCTGTTACGTCGCCTGTTACGTCGCCTGTGAAACCGCCAGCTGATACGACTGGACCTGAGAAATTAGTAGCTGCCATGATTATGCTCCTGCCGTGTCCGGCGTCAACTTCGCTAGGTTGCTAAATCCTGCGAATCTATACAAATTGTACAAGGTATTTGTAGCACATAAGTTGAGAAATAAAAAGGGGGTCCGAAGACCCCCTCTCAGCTAGTGCTTATGCACCAGTTGTGCCGTAGATCGCCAATGGATCAGACCAACCGAATGAATAACGCTCACGAGCCTTGTAACGTACGTTACCAGTATCGAAGTCGCCTTCCATCTTAGTGGTCAAAGCGGTACGAACGAAGTGCTTCAAGCCGTTAGGAACGTCAGTGGTCAAGAACCATGCGTCGCTGTCGGTCAAGAAGTTGTTAATGGCGTAACCGCCAGAAACTGCACCGTTGTTCATAATCGCGTTGATGTCGTTATCAGCAGTTGCTACACGACCCTGAGTTTCCAACAAACGAGTTGCAACGAATTGCAATTCTGAAGGAATGATCAGTTTCTTAGCTTTAGCTGCGATCAAAAGACCACGCTCGTCAGTCCAATCTGCGATACCGATGATTGCAGCTTCCAAAGAAGTTTCGTTCAAATCAGCGTCAGTTGAAGGACGGTTAGCGTTTGTGCCGCCTGATACCAATGGGTGGTCAGTTGCACACAAGGTCTTGCCATCACCACCAGTGTAGCCAGAAGAAGCGAATGCGTTATTCAACACAGACGCAGCTTTTACTTGCTTGGTGTAAGACATAGCGCGAGCCAGTGCTTTGGTGTAACGAGATGACAATGAGTCATACAAGTTGTCCTCAACCGCTTCTTCAGTGATTGAGAAACCAAGAGCGATGGTCTCGTGGTTGTAACGAGAAGTGTACGCTTCTTGCGCAGCATCATAAGAGATTGCTGAGCCTTCACCCTTAACAGGTGCCTGACCAAAGCCAGAAAGCTTTACTTCTTCTTCAAATGAGCGATCAGAGCTTTCAGTATCGAAAATCTCTTTGTGTTGCTCACCATAACGGTTGTACTCCATACCGAATAACGCGTTTAAGCCCGGTAGGAGCTCTTTCAACATTTGGGCGCGTGAAATTGCCATTGTTAATTACTCCTTACACACCAGTATTCATGGTCATCATGTGATAACCGGGATTGAACTTAACCAATACTGCATCAGTAGAAGTGGTTGGGTCCAAAGCCACGATCTTAAAAGGCATGGTAGTTGTAACAACACCGCCCTCAAGTTCTGTGGTTGAGTTACCAGTAGTAGTTGAACCAGCATCAGTGTCTTGAGCTGCAAGAACAGTAGTGCCAGCGCCAATCATTGCTTGAGTAGCAGCCTCGTCCAATTCAGCCGAGAACAGTACGTTTGGATCGTCAACAACGTATGCAACACCATTCAATGCACCCGATGGGTAGTATTGAGAGTGTACAGTTTGACCTTGATCATTGGTGTAAGAACAACCAACAAACACGCCGATAGCACCGATGGTGTTGCCGCCGAGGTTGTTAGTAGTTGCGTCAGTACCGTCGCCAGTTGCCAAAGCAATGTAGCCATCGGTACCTAAAGTTACGATTGAGCCGTTGAAGATGTTAGTTGCTTCGCCAGCTGGATCAATCAGGTAGTTTGTAACCGCGCCAGCATAAGGCTGTCCGTCGGCACGTTTTACAGGTTTTAAGCCGTAACCCATGAGATTATCTCCATAAAAAAGAAAAAGAGTTTTTAACCCTTGCCGAAGCTAGTCGAGGACTTTTTATCCGAGAATAGCGGCATGCGAGGGTCGTTCTCACGCATAAAGCTGTTATCTACAGAATCCACCTGAGCTTGATTACGGCGGTCGTTATATTCACGACGCTGCTCAACAAATTCAGTCGGCATTTTGCAGAGGATGAGACCACCAATCTCTACGAGACCAGATGCCTGTGCATCGTTGTCGACCATCAGAGCTAACTCTGGGTGATCTTCTAGACGACAGGTTTCCCAACCTTCACGAGTTTTACGTGAGAAGTTTGTTGGGTCATTCACTCCCAACATGCTTTTACGAATGTAACGGAACTTATATCCGTCGACAGGGGTGGGATCAGGGAGCACGCTCGCTGGTTTCCACGCCTTTACGCGCGCGGTTTCTTCACGGGTAGATTGTTCACGATTGAGTTTTTTGGGTTCACGAGTTGTCATATTAAGACTCCTGCTGTTTCATCAACTCTTTCGCGTAGGCTTCAGGTGAAACACCCAGCTTCTTAGCAATCGCCAGTTGAGACCGTGTTAATGCAACCTTCTTGCCCTTAGCCGTACGGCCTGCGGGTGCGACGTTGGTTGTTGGGCGTCGCTTTTCTTTCTTTGGAGAGTCCTCGAAATTATCGGGGAACACCTCACGCATGCGAGCGTCAATTCGCTCGTAGTATTCGTCAGTCGTGGGAGGCACGCCTTCCTTAACTAACTTTTGATGAAGTCCTAGCGCAAAGCTAGTCATTTCATCGTCGTTTCCGAACCACTTGTTCTTGTCGCCCCACGACTTTGCTTTGTCGTCAGGCTCAGGTGCTTGAACTCGTGGCTCATTATATTGTTGATTATATACACCTTGATCGGCTTGCTGTAAAGAGCTTGCTTCTGCTTGTTCTTGCTTGAACATAGGGTACATGTTGTTAGCTTGGTCCGCTTGATAGGTGGCGCGAGACAGCATTTCTTGGGCTGTCGCCATCTGATCAACATCACCAGAGTCATACGCATCGCGATACGCGCGTTTTGCTTGCTCTAGTTGTAGCGCTGCGCGTTGCTTTGTTTGCTCAAGCGCCCACTGCTCACCTTTAGCCAGTTGAGCCTTTAAGGTGTTGCGCTCTTCCATCAGCTGCTTGGTAAGACGTGCAGCTTCTTCGCGTTCACGCTGAGCCGCCTCTTTCTCACGACGCTCGTCGTGCCAAGCCTTTTTCATCTGATCGATACGAGACTTAACCTTAGCTGAGTATTCTTCAGCGTCTACGTTCTCAAGCTCTGCCTTTACTTCATCAGGAAGCGGCTCGCGGTAGCGGTCAGCCTCTGGAGTGTCGTCAACAAACTCAATCTCAATATCGTCTTCAGGTTCCGCTTTGGCCTCTTTCTTCGCAGGGGCTTCAGTTTCTTCCTCAATATCGATCTCGACTTCATCGTCGTCCTTAGCTGATTGCATGCCCGGTGGCATGCCTGATGGGTCTGAGCCTACGACGAATTCTGTATCGTCGAAGCTGTCTTCACTGTTAATTAGTGCCATGATTAAATCCTCGTAAATGCGTTAGGGTCGCCAACAACTGCTTCTACTGAGTCGTCGTTAATAAGACGGAACAGCTCTTTGCCGTGTGTTTTAAAACGTGTACCTGAATAAGCGCGGATCATTACAAAATCACCGACCTTACAGTACGCACCATTCGGAAAACGCGTTTGGTCTTTGTACGCGTCTGGACCCATATCTACAACCTGAACCACCATAGACGAGAGTTCCTCGTTCTTGATCTCAGATTGAGCTTTGACGATACCTGAATCGCCATAGGTCTCTTTAATTTGCGGTAAAGCAACTAGCAGGCGGTAGCCTGTAGGTACTGGAACATCCTTATCGGATAGTTCAATGTTTTCTGCGGCGTCCATTACTGGTCCTCCGATAGCTCGTATGCTCTTAGAAGTCCATCTAAGATTGAATGTGCTGCATCAAGTGCAGTTAGTTGCCCGACCATGTAGCGGTATTCGGCATAATCTTTTGCCTTACCGGATGCGAGCCATTTGGTTACGTCGTCGGTTAACATATCCAGCTCTTGTTGCGCCTTGGCGGCGAAGGTTGTGATCATTTATCCTCCTATTGTTTGGATAGATCGACCCCTGCTTTTAGACCAGTCTTCTTTTCATCAGACTTAATCTTGGCATCAGCCTCACGAAGCTTGGCGCCTAGGGCTGCACCAGACTTCTTCTCGTCGGACTGAATTCGTGCTGCGTCAATTTGAACCTGAGCGAGTTTGATCTGGTGATCCATCTCGTCCTTCTTCATCTTGCGCTGTAGTTCACCTTCTTGTAGTTGCAACTCTTTCTGCTGCATCTGCATAACAGGGTCTTGGGCTTGAGCTTGATCCTGCTTGGCTTTTTCTTCCTGCTGGTGCTTGCCAGTAACACGAGGAGCTGCTTCTGCAACCAAACGTGAAATAGCGAGCTCCTGCTCTGGCTCCATACCACGCTCTTCGTCGTGAGCTGGTAGTGGAACACCAAGTTCTTCCTCGACTTTGGCTCGATACAAAAACGCTACGTGCTCAGCGATGTGCGCGTGCATAGCCATAGCTTTAGCCTGAGCCGCTGGGCCTTCTGCCTGAACAATCTGCTGAATCTTCGGATCGTCCGCAAACGCTTGGTGCGCCTTGATATGCGCCTCGTGGTCTTGGTACGCAAACGCCTTAACAGGCTTGCTTTGAAGCATGTTGGTGTTCTCAGTGATTGGATCGCATGGTTTGACGTCATCTTTGTCAGGAACCAACTCTGAAGCGTTTTTAACGCCAAGAACCTCAATCATCTGACGGTGCAGCAAAGGTAAATCGTAGAGATTCGGTGCCTGCTGAGCCAACTGAAGTAGAGACTGATACTGAGCTACACGCTGCGCCATTGTTGAAGCGTTAGGATCAGATACAGGGATAATGTCGGTGAGCTCGTAGTCCATGCGACGAGCGCCCATCGGCTCATCACCAATCGCGTCGTACTCATAGGACTCAGGAGCCATCTCAGCAACGATGCGCTTGAGAATCTTAAACTCGCTTTTCATCGCGTGGTGTACGCGAGACTGAACTGCGGTCATTGTCTTCAACTGACGCTCAAGAACTGCAAGGGTAGAACCTACAGCTGAGTTAGCCTGCATATCCGAGACCTGCACATCAGCCATTGCCGCAAAGCGACGAGCCTCATCAACAACAGTGTTGAGCATGTTTTGAAGAACCATCGAAGGCTCTTTATATGGAAGAGGCATGATGTTGTCGCGGATTGTACCGGTCGGTACATCGACATCTCTGAACTCGCCGGGGGCGATAGGCGTATCACCACCCCTTATACGCATACCCCGTGTACGGAAACCACCCGGCAAGTTCGACAGGGTACCAGCATCTACAAGCTGACGCATGATAGATGTAGCACCTTTAGCGTAACCGCCGATCAGGTGAATCAGACCAAAGCCATAAAAACCAAAGCCCGGTACGTAGTTGTAATGTGAGAAATGATTCAGACGACGCTTGCGCTCGTCTTCTTCGTCCCAGTTGCGATAAATACTCAACACCTCACCGGTGCCTTTATCAATAGTAACTACGTATGGAATCTCGATGCCTGTAGGCTCACCGTTCTTGTCGGTATCTTCAAAACCTTCGATATCGAGATCACAATGAATCTCTAGTAAGGTGAAGCGGTCGTCTTGTGACGCGTTATATCCGCCTAGCTCATCTTTGCGACGACTAACCTCGTCGTTGTCCGCTACTGGATCACCGAGATCAATGTCACGATAGAAGCCTGACACCTGCATCTTGCGCACTTCGTTCTTAGAACGTTTCATGCGGTGGGTCATACGTTGAGCGTTATCAAGGCTTGAAGCGCCATAGCTCACAATAAAGTCTTCTGCGGGAATAAACTGTGCTACCGGACGATCTAGAGACGGATCGAAGAACACCTTCTTAAACGCAGAACCTGCGATTGGTAGGTTCCAAAGCAAACGCTCGTGCTCGGAACGATAGTCTGACATGCCCTCGGTGAGCATGTAGTTCATGTCTTCTCGGACGCGGTTTGCTGCTTCTGTTTTCTCGCGGCTTGCAGCGCCAACAAGCTTCGTCTTAACTGGGCCCTGCGCAGGGAAAGTTTCCACAATTGTTTCTGCTTGAAACTTAACAACCGCCTCAGCCAAAACAGGGTGGTAGACACCGAACGCACCTTCCCATGGTTCACTGCGATCCTCAATCTTAAGACCCAGTAACTCAAGTCCATCATAATAAGTCTCTTCCCACTCAGCGCGTGATTCTAAATCGGCAGCATAACCTTCAAGCAGTTCGTCTGAAATAAGAGCTAGAGCTTGCTCATCAAGTAGTTCAGCGAGGTTGGTGTTGTGATCTAAGCCGTCTGCATCAGCATCGAACTCAAAAATCTCCATCCCATCGATGCTCACACTAACCTCTTCAGGGTCGACGATCTCTATCTCCAGCGCTGGCTCCATAGCATCTTCGCTATCGATACCCACCGGTGCTTCATACATTGCCTTTTCAACTGCCATTTCAGTTCCTTAATAATAAGCCGCGCGTATTGGCTCAAATCCACCGTCATCAGCCCAGTCGTCACTAGGCAAACGGATAAATCCGCCATCTCTAAACCGCATTAGAGCATAAATCGTTGAATCCACAAGGTCATCGTGGGGCATGGCTGGAAACCCACACACTTCATCTACGACTTCTTCAGCCCATCTACGTCCCGCCGGGTACCAGACCATGCCACTTGCAAATATATCTGAAACTGCATTTAAGCGTGCGATCTTATCGCCCGAGGCTCTTGTCGGTGTTATCTCTTGCACCGGTATACCTGCACGGCGCATCTCTTGATACAGCGCAGTACCTGCTGACTTCTTCTCCACTACGAACCAATCAGGCTCCCAGTCTTGGTACTCTTGCCAAGCCAGACGTTTGAGTTCTGGGAATTCAAGACGCTCTTTAATACTGTTGAGCAGTATGATCCCCGTGTCGTTCTCACCCGTTTCCGGCGACTCGAAGTTAAACACACCCCAAGTAGTGAGAGCGGTGAAGTCAGCACGGTTGTTCTTTTCAGCGGCGGCGTCAAGTGACATGATGATGTAGTGACACGCTGGAGGATTATCCTTCTCCCACGGCTGCCACCACTCACGTTTTACGATTGACGCATCGCGGTTAGTCGGTTGTTGGAGATATTGTGCGGCCCACTGGAAACCCGGCATCGAAGCTTTGGTCTTTAATAAAGACTCCACGGGCCATTGCTCAGGCCATAGTGCTGTGTAGCGTTCTGCTTCTGGCGCATCTGTTGGCGCGTCTTCTTTTTCAAACAGAGCTGGGAATTCAACCACATCCCATTGGTCAGCGTCTGGATTACGAATCATGTCTGTCTGAAGCTTACCTATCAGGTCTTGCTCAGCCCAACGAGTCGCAACTACCGCTACTGCTCCCCCCGGCATCAGACGAGTCCGAGCACCATACGCGTACCACTCGTACGCCTTCTCGAAAACGTCAAAGTTGCCGTTGAGGACATCTTGTTCGTTGTGCGGGTCGTCGATCACAAGGAGATGAGCGCCCCGTCCCGCAATCGCGCCGCCAATACCGACTGCGAAATACTCGCCACCCTTGTTTGTGGACCAACGTCCCGCGGATTTAGAGTCTACAGCAAGAGTTACTTCTGGGAATATCTGTTTATACTCTTCTGTCGCAACAATATTTCTCACCTTACGACCAAAATCGACCGCCAAGTCCGCCGTGTGCGACACCATCATTATCTTTTTGTCAGGCCAGTTGCCTATAAACCACGCCGGAAAGAAAATTGACGTCAGCTGGGACTTACCCATACGTGGTGCGATTGAGACTGTGGTGCGAGACTTGCGCCCGTGAGCCATATCTTCGAGTAACTGGGCTAATTTTTTGTGGTGAGGCCCGATTTTGTACTCCGGCATCATCATCTTGGCGAACTTAAGCAGAGATACCTTGGCAGCGGTAGCTTCTTTGCGTATGCCTATCTCTTCTAGAATCTCTACTATCTTTACCTGCTCTTCTGGGGTGAACTTATTGAGGTTCTGGTAGAGCAGACGCGCTTTCTCCGGCGTAATCTTCGATTTCACCGGCCCTAGGCTCATAATAAGTCCTCAACAGACACTGTTTCGGCTAGTTTGTACGACTTACTCTTTGTATCAAGCTTAGCTGGCACTTCTTCAACCACTTCACCCTCGATCACACGCTCAAGTTTACTGAGCAACAGGTCTTCTAGCTCTTCTGTGCTCTGGTGCTTGACTGTAATCTCATGGCGCTCAGTGAATATGCCTACATCTGTAACCTTACCGAGGAGTTCTAACGCCTTCAGACGAATCTTCGGGTCCTCGTTGTCAGTCTCTTCGAGCAGCTTGTGCTTCACATAGTTGCGAACCTGCTCTGCGTCTTTAATTATCTGGTGATCATAGGCAGTCAGCAGCGCTTCAAGCTTGAGCATCATGCCGGGCAGCTTCTTTTCGTGCTTTGTCAGCTTGCGGTGCGTTTTAAACGCATCTTGCGCACGAGCTTCATCTTCGTGGGTTATCTCAATGTCGTCGCCTAGCTCATTCAGTAGGCGTGCAGTTTTGGCGCAGGCAAAGATTTCCTCTCGCTCCGACAGCTTGATCGCTGGGCGATTAATAGGCACCTGATCAATAGGCGGAATTAGCCCAAGGTCCTTATAGGGTTTTAGATAATCAAAAATCATTGTAGTGCGTAGCTCGGGATGAACGCAGTGCGTTCTGGTTTACCTAACTAAGTTGGCTGAAGCGTAGCCCTAAATTAAATAGAACGCAACGAAAACGTAATAGAAACTAGGAGTCCCTAGTTTGAAAAGGGGGTACCCCGCGCCAAAAATATCTGTACTGGGAAAAAAGGTGCCCCCCTAGGTGGGGGGCTAAGCACAAGGAATGCCTGAAGCTTGGAGATCAACGTTGAATGAATAACGTGATACGCAGAGCGTATCACGTTAAAAGAAGTTTACAAGTGTTTAGTTGTGTCCAACGGAGTCCAATGCGGTCCAGTTGTGCAGTTATTCTAGTTCTACAGTTATTCAAATTTACAGCGCTACAGGAAAACGTGCTTGAAACCCAGTAAGTACGGGGAAAATAGCAGGAATAGCAGGAAATA